CGCAAATTTGCTGATTTTGAAGAAATCGGATTTCCTTTTCTTCTGATTTGATTTCCAATGTTTTAATACATGGAGAAAATTTCCCTTTGTTTTGATCATCAATGTTTAACATCAAAAAGACTTCCTGCATCATGTCGATACAATCTGATTTATCAAAGCAGGCGACCAGATACGTTTGTTTACTTTCCATTTCTACCTCTTTCTCTATCCATCATCATTTCTGAACAGTTCGATTTTGAAATACCATCCACGATCCTCATCGTAAATTTTCAATATATCTCCTAAAATTCGGTATTGAGGAAACCTCTTAAGAATTTCCTCTGCTCCATCATCATTGGACATACCTAATTTATTTAGTTTTCTAAAAGACCAATAATCATCGTTCGTTGTTTCGTGTGGCTCTTTAAGGTTTCGACTCTTGGACCATCGCTTTTGACCTTTCTTCCACTGGCGATTTTCCCATTTCTCTTGACCAGTTAAATAATTGACCAAGCCTTGCATCCCATCTGAATCGTATTGAATGTTTTGCACTTGCCTTCTACCAAGAGGCTGCTTCTTCTTTCCTCGACCTTTAGACCAAACATTCTCAATTGCATCCCTTGATGGTCCATTGTTTAAAACGATATGGTGATGGATTCGAGTGATATAGCCTACTTCCTCATCGTATTGATAAGAGGTAAACCACATGTACTTGAGTTCGAACCCTTCTTTCTCATAGAGTCTTTTAAGTTTTTTCAAAGTGTTTTCTTGATCACGCTTTGCATCAGCAGGCTTTTCAGGTAGAAACTGATCGGAATAAGTGAATGTTGCATAGTAATCTTTCTCTCCAAAGTTTGCATATAGGAACAATGCGGCCTTTCGTTTACTTTGGGCTTGATTCCATCTTGCTTGAGATAAGCCAGTTACTTTTTTCCTCCTACCTCTGGGTTCTCTGCATTTTCGTTCCTGCTCGATCGTCCTACTGTAAAGTCGGATTTCTTTATAAGGTCCTGCTTCCACTCTGCGTTCTCTAACAAATGATTTCTTCATGACAAACACCCCAGAATTTTCTACGTCCGTTAAGTTAGTATCTAATACAAGGACGATAAAACGCCGAAATAGCAGCGTTTTTTGCAAAAATAGTCTGAGGATGGTATACTTATCTTGTCGGAGATAAGAAATACCATTCTCAGAAGTCGCCAGTTTTGGCGGCTTTTTTTATTGTTCTGAAAACTGGAAAAGAACCTTTTCTTCGGTTTGTTTTCCAAGATGAAAAACATGGTGATATAACGTCCTTCCACGCAACTGAAATGTTTCTACTCTACCTCGTTCAGTTTTCGCTTCAATACTGTATACATAATTCTCGCCACGTTTCCTCATACGAACCTGCATAACAATTGCAGGCATTTTTTCCAAGTAATCGATCGCCTTTGATAACATCTACATCACCTGCAGCTTTCACTCATCTTCGAACAAATTTATCTGCCCAGAATTATTGACATCAATTGGATAAACAACTGGTTCCAATTCTCGTTTCGGCAATCCATGATTTGATTCTGCATCGATGGTAATTCCTCGATGATCACTAGTGACTTTGATTCCAACCTTTATTGAGATCGTACGTTTTGCTTCAATATCCTTTTGAGTATCCTGTAAATCGTTAGTAATTGTTCGAACTTCTGCATCTAGCAAACTGTTGACTTTTGCCATCAACTTATCAGATAAAGTTAGGGCTAACTTGTCGTTATTCATATTGAATTCCTCCTTTACTTACTAAATCAGGTAGCAACTTAGGGATGGCCATTTGTAACTTTTGAAACTGATCATCTGAAACAACGAAAAATAAAGCAATCGTAGGTGTCTCATCGCTATCAAATGAACGATCCTCTACTTCACATGTCGATTCAAACTTATTCCAGATAATCGACTTAATTTTTTGAGTGTATGGCTTAACATACATTCGATTAGTAGTGAAAATAATTTCTCTTTCTTTAAACATCTAGTTACCCTCCAAATATTAATAGGAAACAAATAGCTAACAAAATACCGTTTAATAATAAGTTGGCATAAGCAATCCCTTGTAATTGACGTGCTTTATACAATGGATTGTTATGGAGTGTAGCTAACCATTTTTTATTCATATAAACTTTCCTTTCTTTGGTATAATCTCCTTATCAGTCAGTGGTCGGCTGAAATAATTGATAAGGAGGTGAATAACATGTTTACTAGAATCACTTTTTCAAATGGTGAAACATTGGATATATTTGCTAACACAGTCATACATGCGTGGAAATCTGATGATCGGACTGATAACGAAGACGACATGTATTATGCAACTATGATTTTTGAAGGATCCAACATGAACGGAAGTTCCATTTGTACCTCTGATCCAATTGTTGGACTTCAGGGGTTATTTGGTAATGCTGATTGGTTTTCTATAGTAGAAAAACGAAGCAAGGTTTTTAAAACTTCAGCCATTGTCTCCCTGGAATCTATTGACTAATATTTTGTTTCAAGGCGATCATTCTGATTTCATTGCTAATTTCATCGACAATGTAATGGCTTTTGGGATCAGGATGATATGCTTTTAGAGTCATTACGTTCCTAACTGCCTCTTCATATGTTGTTGATTCTCTTATAAACTCTTCAGCAGCCTCTTTAACACTGTCTTTCAGTCGACTCGTTACATTCAAAATCCTCTTAGACGATTCTCTTTCCAACTCTCTCACCTCAAATCTATTTGCCGATTCAATCGATTCTGATAAATCAACTCTTGAAAACTTCGGAGTTCCCGAATCGATAAATCTCGTTGTGTTTCAGTAAGTTGTACTTTCCGATCATTAAGTTGATCGTGTAAGCTTCTGATTTTTTCTTTGATAAGATCATGTATCAATAGTTCTTGGGATAGTGTGTATTTCATTTGAATTATCCTTTCAATCTGACATGATATTTGCCCAGTTTTCTTGCAAATACTTCGCCATTTCTAAAGCATTGAATTTCCAAGGATTCCCTTTGCCTTTTGAGTAACGAACAAAACCGCCGTTCCTGACATCTAGTATTTCTCTGTTTGGATAAAGAATTTTTTCCTTTATCCAATCTTCGTCAGTAGTTTGCAATCGTTCCTTGAGATCATCCATTGTCCATGTTTGACCCATCAAATCTTTTTTCTTTAATGATTCATATTCTTCAATTTCAACAACTTTTAAATGTGAAGGTATTAAGATTTGAATCGGTGTATTGATTTCAATAGTTTGAGACATTAAATCACCTCCCCAATGTTTTGTACATTTTTCCGTACAAAACCTTTAAAAAAATAATTCCCCAGTTCTTTTGAAGGAATATTTAGCAATTCAGCCATAACTTTAATCTCGGTTTGCGTGAAATTTGACTTGCTATTCATTTTTAGATTCAACGATGTTCTACTCATATTGAGTTTAGGCGCTAACGTTTCTTGGGTAAGTCCTTTTTCTGATATTTTATCCTTCAGCAATTCATAATCGTAGACAATGTCTATTTTTTTCACTCTTTTCCCCTCCAAGCTGTTCGGTTTTCTGTACAAAACCATCATAGTTTATAAAAAAAAGAATGTCAACAGATTTTGTTCAGTTTTCTGTATCTTATACTTGCTATTCAGAATTCTTAACAGTATAATCATTGTAAAGGGGTGTACAGAATAATGAACAACTTTTCTGATCGGCTAAAAATAGCTTTAAAAAATAAAAATATATCTCAAGCTGAATTGGCTAGACGTACTGGAATTGGTCGTAACTCTATTAGCGACTATATAAATGGAAAATACGAAGCGAAACAAGATAACATCTTCCTTATGGCAAATGTTTTAGAAGTAAATGAAGCATGGCTCATGGGAATGGACTCACCAATGACCAGAGAAAGCCATGAATCTACTTTTTTGAATGATTTAGATCCTAAACAAATTGAATTAATAGATATTTTCCAAAATCTAGATACTAGTAAAAAAGATGATGTACTCGACTTTGCTAGATACAAAATGCACGAACAGAATAAAGAAAACTTCACTATTGCTGCCCACTCCGACGATCCTAACAAAAGGATTAGTCAAAAAGAATTTATTGAACTTAATCGATACCTTGATGAAGCTGATAAAAAATTTGATGGTAAGTAGGGTTGCAAATGGATGATTATGAGAACCTTTTAAAAAAGGTTACGACCGAAATTCCAGTTATAGAATTACCTTTAGAACAGAACACTGGATATATAGGTCTTTATAGAAACAATCGGATTTACTTAGATAAAAATAAATCAAGTAGAAAAAAGAAGGTTGTTTTGGCTGAAGAATTCGGTCACCATAAAAGAACTATTGGAAATATTCTTAATTATAAAGATCCCGAGGCTTGGAAAGAAGAATGGAAAGCTAGAAGATATGGTATTGAAATTCTGATCACACTTGATGATCTCTTAGACTGTGCTTTGAATGGATGCAACAACATTTATG